ACTGCTAATCATTTTGAAAACGCCGCCAGCTACAGTTGATAAAAACTTAAATGTAGATCCTAAAGCTTTTACTGCTGAAATTGCCAATCTTATAGCTACAATAATTACAACTTTTATTATTGTTCCTATCACAGATAACACAGGTTTTAAACTGTTCCATACATTCTTCATGTGAGGTCCAGCCTGTTTCATCTTATTTGAAACCCAAGTTATTGCTTGCCCTATTCCTTGTTTTATCGTTCTGCCCAATTCTTTAACGTGTGGCATTATCTGTTTCATTGCATTATTTACTCCATTTCTAAACCACGTAGATTTATTGTAAAGTATTACAAATATTGCTATTAATCCAACAATTGCTCCTATTATAACTCCAACAGGATTTGCTAAAAATGCCATTTTTATCGCTATGCCTACACTTTTTATTATTCCTATTGCACCTCGCAACATTTTAAAAGGATTTAACATTAACTTAAATATCTTAATAGCTGAACTTCCACCTAATTTCAATCCATTAAAAGCAAGCTTTACCATATTTATCGGATTTAACATTGTTTTAAAAGCACTTCCGCCCGCTTTAATTCCACTTACCAATCCATTAAATCCAGCTTTTCCAAGAGGTTTTAAAGTAGCTCCAATCTTGCTCAGCACAGGAAATGCTGTTTTAAATCCATCAGCAAAATTTCCAGCAACTTTAAATTTATCAAATATTAAAATTCCTTTTGATATTGCACTAAATAAAGGAGAAAATACTTTTGTAGCTCCACCAATTCCAATTGATAGCACAGCAAATCCAGCTACTGCCTTCATAATTCCTGATGCCAGCTTCGGATTTTGTCTTATCCATTCAGCAACTTTCTTTATCATTGGTGTTAAGGCTTCCACTGCACTTTTTATAGTAGGTGCTAGAGCCATTCCTAAATCCGCCAAAACATTCATCATTTGGTTTTTAGCAATTTTCAATTGTGTTCCCAATGTTTTCATTCTTTCGGCGTATTCTCGTTCAACAGCACCGTTTGCCATTTCAGATTTAGCTTTTGACAAATTTTCTCTTAATTTATCAGTGTCGTTTGCCAATGTAGCTATACTATTCGCAGCGTGTTCGCCAAATATATCAGTCAATAATCCTATTTTATCTCCAGCGTGAGAACTCTTTATTTTTTCTAACACTTTCAAAATTGTTCCTTCAGCATCTCTTGCCATATCATGTGCTAAAGTCTCTCCATTTATTCCTAAAAGCTTAAAAGCATTTGCTTTTTTCTTGGTATCTGCCCCTTTTCCAAGCTCCAAATATAACTGTTTTATCCCTGTCGCCGCAACATTTGCCTCTGTACCTGTCGCAATTAGAGTTGCCCCTAATGCGATGTTTGCTTCTTTTGATACATTAGCAGTCCTTGCCACAGAACCTACTCTCTGAGAAAAATCTACTAGCTGTGTAGCAACAGAAGCGGTATTATCAGACATATAATTGATAGTATCAGCGAATGAGAATACTTCTTTTTTCGTTAATCCTAACTGTTCTTTTGTTTTTGCTAAAAACTGTCCCGCTTCCTGTGTAGACATGTCAAATGCAACCTTTAGTTGTTGAGCTTTATTTGTGTATTCAACGATTTGATCTCCTACTATCCCTGACTGTGCTAAAGAGCCAGCAATTTCATATAGTTCTGGTTGAGATAATGGTGAATTTTCCGAAATTTTTCTAATGTCTGCATAATATTTTTTCGCTTCGTCGCCTAACATTTTTCGTAAATCTGCCTGACTTTCCTCAACATCCATATAGACTTTCACAGGTACTGCCAATGCTCCAGCTGTTGCTATTCCTCTATTAAAAGTTCTGTCGCCAAATTCTTTAACTTTTCCAATATTTTCTTGTCGAGCTTCATATCTTTTTTGGGCTTCTTTCAGTTTATTCATCTTTTCAAGTTCAGAATTTACTTTGGTTAATTGAGATTTATAGCTTCCCAAACTTTGATTTTCGCCTTCAATTGCACTTCTTGCGGCTTCAAACACATGTTTTTGACGTTCTTTTTGTTTGTTTAAACTGTTTACAACTTTTTCTTGCTCTTTTATTTTTTTAGCAAGTTCAGTATTACTTTGCCCTGTCTTGTTGTATGCTTCTTTGAGTTCGTGAAGTTTTCTTGCGGCATTAAGATATTCCTTGCTTACATTTACATAAGCACTTTTTAATTTTTCGACTTTTTCCAAAGCTCTTTGAGCCTTTTCCAATTCTTTAGCCTTTTTTCCTAATTCCTCTGCACTTTTTGCTGTATTTTTCATAGCATTTGCAACCTGTGCCATTCCAGTCAATGCTCCTGCTACAGCCGCACTCATAACTATATTCAGTTCCATATTTTTAGCCATAAATTCCTCCTTTCCTGTTGCTTTTTTACACTTTTCAATGTATAATCCTAATGAAAATAAATTTTAAATTAGGTGATTTTATGAAAAATAATAAAAAAGATGGTATTCTTTATATAATTTTTGCATTTTTGGGAACTCTTCCCGCATTATTTTTGAATATTTTTCCAATCTTATTTTGGGGAATATTCCTATTTTTTATGATACTTTTGTGTCTTTCTCTAGGAATATTTGGTATTTTCATCATAATAGCAATGCTAATTACTGTTATAATATCAGCAGTTTATATTTTTGGAGGCAAATAGTCTCCATTTTTTTATTCCTTGCTTTCCTCATACCTCATTTCTGCTTCCTGTATCAGTTCCTCTGCTCTTGTCTGCCAATATTCCAGTTCATACAAACTACAAGACATTAGTGTCTCGTAGCTCATATTTAAACTACTTTTATATTCATTTGAAAAATTCAATGCTTCAAGAATATCAGTTACTGTATCAAGCAGCTGTATTATTTCTGGTCTTCTTTCTTCATTTCTTCCTCTTGTACTTCCGTTTCCTCTATCACGAAATTCTCTGTATCGTCTGCTGAACCCAAGCCTGCGTTCAAAAAACCCTTAGTTTTATTCAAAACTTTTATATAATCAGTTCCTTTAAGCCCAAGCAAGTCACCATATTTGATTCCGCTAGCTTTTGATGCAACTGTTAAAGCCCAGCCGTCTTCAAGCTCCTTTACTGTTGCCCCTTTATTTCTTGCCTTATATTCTTTCTCTGCAAAAACTAAATCTTGCCCTGACAACTCTTCTAAATCTAATATAATCTCCTTAACATTTTTTGCTCCAAATTTATATTCTCTTCTTAATTTAATTACTTCTGCCATTTTATATCCTCCTAAATTTTTACATCAATCCTAACAGTCTTCTGATTTTTCCATTAGTTTCTCCATTTATATTACTAATTCTATTAAATACATCAAGAAGTGCTATTTCTTTACCATCTATCATCACTTTATAATAACTTAATGATAAATCAAGTGATGCTTCAAGTTTGTTTCCTGGTTTTAATTTTGGTCCATCAAATTTTTTTAACATCCCTTTAAAAGTTACATCTATTCCTATGTAAGTTGGTGCGTGCGTTATTTTATTCATTTTTTGAATTACACCTTTACATTCAATCATCAACTCTCCTTCGTTATTAAAATTCAAAAGAGTTTCATCTATACATTCCATTTTTATTTTTGCTTCCAGTTTTTTATAGTGCCCTGTAAGCACAGCATCGTATTCTGACACCATTCCAATTTGATTTAAACTTACAGTTGCTGTTTCCAAATTAGGCAGCTCCACTTCACCAATTCCTACCAGATTATTTTGACCATTAATAAATATTTCAACATCATTTAACGCTACTGGTATATTTGCTTTTCCCATTTTTTAACCTCCTAACTTCCTAAATTATTTGCAAACGCCTGTAAAGCATCCACGTCGTATTTTTTCTTAAATGTCATGGATTTTAACCCTGGAGCAATTCCAAGTTTTATAATCCAAGTAACATCTCCATTTGCTACATTTGTTAAATTATTATCTTCTTCTGATAATACAGCCTCTGCAGCAAGAAAATGATTAGCCGCGACAAGTCCGTTTAATCTTATGTTAATAGACTTTGTAATAGTTTCAGCCAATTTAAGCGAGAATCTTTTATCTATGCTATTGAAATAACTAATTACTAATTCATTTCCTATATACTTGAACATTCTACGAGTATAACCAAACTTGTCTTTGGGATCTGTTGCTAGAGGATTCTTTGCTGTTTCAGTTCCCCAGCAACGCCAACCCTTAAAGTTTATTGCTGTTACAGCTCCGTTTTTATTCAAAAAATTCGCTTGCTGTTCTTTATCCAACATTATTTCTTCAAAATTTCCATTTGAATTTTTATATGCTAAGGCATCTATTTTATAAGCATGGTTTGAAGGTGCTTGTGATGGAATATTGTCATTTTCTGAATCTACTTTTAATGACAACGCTCCATAGTGGATAGAGTGAAAATAAATATTTCCTGATAGTTTTGGGTAACCGTATAAAATTACCTGATCTTCTGACAATATATTTTTACTGTCTTTCCAAGATACAATTTCATCATATCTTTTATCTGCAGGTGCATTTATCAAAGCGATTGTTTCAAACATTCCTGAATTTATATTTTTAGCTTTTGTCGCCATTACAGCCGCTACTGCACTATCATTTGAAAAATCTGGAACATCAATAAATGCTGGAAGTTCTGAAAATTTCAAATATACTTCATCAACCAAATCGAGCCCAGTTCTCTGCATTGTGTTAATGTTATATCCACCAATTGCTTCCTCTTTTTTCACTTTTGTTAAATCCACTTCGTAATATTCGATGTCAATTTTATTATTATTTGGTGCTGTTGCATAAATTTCAAGCCCTTCATCCGTCCATAAATATCTTGCATCCGATATTTCAGAACTTGTTGAATTGTCTTTTACAACAAGGGTATCTGTTATTATTTTGTGATTTTTAACAAGAACTTTCCCATTTTTTATTTCCAGTCCTTGTGCTGTTTTTTTGTTATCAGACTTATGTTTATCCAAATCTAAAATATTTACAACAAACAAAGGTGCTACTGCATAAAGCTCAAAAAATACTTTTACTGCCTGAGAGATACTGAAGTCTAAATCATAAGTATCTCCAAAGTATTCAACCGCTTCTCTTAACGTTCCAATTCTCACGATTTCATTAGTTTTCCTTTTTCCTTTTTTAACCTTATGAATTGGTGCCATTCCTACGATAAAATGCCCATAATCGAGCGTAACAGGCAAATTTATATCGCTTGCTGCTTCCGTCTGATACGTTCCGTGTTTATACGCCATCATTTTCTCCTTTCACGCTTTCTAAAAGTTCATCCGTTAGTTGCTCAAGCAAGATTTCATTCTTTTCTGCAAAAGGTAAATCATCTGCTTTAATAAGCAATTTTTCAAGTAAAGGATATTTTTTTCTTATTTCTTCTATCTTTTCTCCAAAATATATCCCGCTCTTGTTAAGTCTCACATCAGGTAAATCAATATTTTTACCTATATAAACATATCTTGTTTCTGTTTCCATTTTTCCTCCTATAAATTTGTATATTCTGACACAATAGGTTCTGCATAAGCTGTAAATTTTAGCCTAGAATAAAAATATGGATTAGCCTGATCACTATAAAAAGCAACCTTGATTTCTTTATTCTGTTCCAATACAAACTCTGCATTCCCGATATTATTTTTAACCCTTGTTGTTTCTTCAAGAAGTTTTCCAGCTATATATCTAGCCATTTCCAAGTTTTTTAGATAATCTTCTTCTTTTTCCTCTTTCGTCCCAACCCAAATTTCAAAATCAGAAAAAGCGTTATAATATCCAACTCCAGCTCTATCCTGTCTAAACTCTAATGCTCTTAAAATTACAAATGGAAAATAATCGTTTGTCTTTTTCCCGTTTTCTCTATCTTCAAAACTGTTCGAAGGTAAAAAACCTCTATAAACATTAAACCCTTTTTCTTCCATTATCTTTTTAAGAAACTCATAAATCTTCTTTTCTGTATGAATCATTATTCCAATATCCTTCCAAGTTCGTGATCTATTCTTATATTAAATTTCTCTTCCATAAATCCTTGTAAATAATCAAGGATACTTAATTCTCCAAGCATTTGTGGAGCAGATGGCCCCATTCTACGTTTTATTGGTAAGGACGCTTCTGTTTCCCTTGTAAATGCTCCTAGTCTACCATCAAAATAAGCAATGAAAGCATTTGGCAAATCTCCACCTTCTACTTTTTTGACTACTGCTGAAACCATTGTTTTTCTTCTTGTTTTTGGATTTAATTTGAAATGATCTAGCCCAATCATCCCCCCTTTTGAATTTATTTTTCCAACCAAGTTTCCTGGATTGGCATTAAATACGTTTATTGATTCTGCCAATTTTCCTCTTGCAATAGTATACATTGCAGTAGTTCTTCTCATTTGCTCCGTTTTCGTCATTGCAAGAGAGCGATTTACTGCAAATGCCACAGCTTTTGGAAATTTATCAGGAAATTGACTCAATGCACTTTCGACTTTTTCCAGTTGGCGGGGATCTAATTTTATATCGAACATTTAGACCTCCTCATATTTCGCCAAATCTATCTCATGTATCCCCATATCAAATTTACTTAGTATAACTTCATAAGTTTCTCCATCCAATGTCATCATTTCCCCAGGATGTGGCTTAATTCTTAAATCCTTTTCTCCAACAAAGACTGTAAATCCTTCCTGAAAAGTTCCCTCTTCCTGTGTAATAAGCCCATTTTTCTGCTTATTCTGAAATTTTTCCTCATCAATCACACATTTAATTTCACGTCCATTAAAAGTATGCGTTGTACCAAATTCATCAATATTCAAAAATATATTTCCAATATCATTGGCAACCATCTCTTTAAAATTCATAGATTATCACCTATTTATTTTTATTCTTTTTATCTTCTTTATCATCTTTTTCTATATCTTGATTATCTTCATCAACTGAAGTTTTAGATACTACTTTTTCAGCAGTATCCTTTATTTCTTCAATTAATTCTCTTTCAAGACAGCTTTTTACAACTGATTTTTCCAAAATATCTACTTCCGCTCCTGTTTCCTAACTAACTCCGCTATAAATCAAAG